GTCAGGTCTAGGACTCCGGACACTGCCCCCTACAAGAGTAACCTTGTAGTTTCCAGGCCGGATGGCACTTAGATGTGCGTATGTTAGGACACAAGCAGAATATTCTTATATTCTCTCGTGTGTTGGTCTCGTGACTAGTCGACAGACAGTCTATAGCCACCAAGGTGAACAACCTTGCTCTCTCATATGCAGACCTACCTCATGTTCGAGAGGTAGGGTAAGTGCTATCCATGATTCCATTCATGTGATAACATCAGGTAGAGATTACTCTCAAGGAACCTTAGTCCTTTTTCACAAAAGTTCTAAGACGGCGCCATACCTTCAACGTCGACGACGAAGTTGGTATGCTCTCTTTTTGGAGACGCGCCACTTTAGGTGTACGAGGGAGGCTTTCAGCCTCCTTCATAATACTGTCAAGTTCCTTCAAGAACTCGTTAAAGTCCTCGATCCTGATATCGGTTCTCCCTTTCCATCTGAGCATCAAGAGCTCTAATTGTGAGATACGCTCCTGAAGGTCCTCTGAAATGGGTCTCAGAACGAGGTTCTGATATACATCAAAGAGGACCCGAGTAGGAAACCAGGTGGTCGGTATCCAGCCACCTGCCTTCGAATCCCGGGAAAAGAGTTTCTTACGATTCTCTAAAGCCTTCAAAAGCTTCTCCCCGGCCCAACTACCAATTTCTCTGTACAAGGATTGCACAGATTCATCGGTAGGAGGACACCCAACACTGTTCCAGGCATCTTGGGATATCCAAGATAAGGGATCTCGGGCTAACAGCCCACCCGGTCTGGTCAGGAACACAATTAGACCTTGAAGACGATCACGCCGTTGCAGGGCGGCTTGCAGCCGACCTGTAACTTTGTAGCCATAACCTAGGGATCTGGCGATATTCGCGAGGCGATTATCCCAGATACCTGGTATTTTTGCTAGAATACCTTCCATTGCTGGAAGATTTCTAAGACCACTCATAAACCCTTTCAGGCTTATGGGTGTTGCATCAATACCCCGGAGAATGGTTCGTTTAGCAAATTCAAACGTTCCATTATTCGATATTAGAGACTTCGTCTCTTGTATATCTACCCGGAGCTCATCACACATCAGTGTGCGATAAGCTAAAGCTACGGCACGGTCAGCTATGACCACATCGTCTCCTAGCACAGCGTACATGGAGAACCATACCCCTGTATTACCATAAACCCGATAAGCAGCCAATTGTACGCAAAAATGGTGAGTCAGGGCAAGCATTGCCCAAGACGAGTAAGCACCCATGGGTTGTCCAGCAGCGTAACGGACCGAAGTTACCTTCAATCCGTACTTCTCCGCGGTTCGCGGATGAAAACTGTAATCTCTGTTAACTAACAGAGAAGCCCATGTACGTGCCACTTTCTCCCCTAATATCCATCCAATCAGGTTTTCCTGAAGTGATAGAGGCAAACGATCAGTAGCCGCGGACAGGTCGTAACTTGTTACGTCCTGTACGCCCTTTTGAATTAATAACTCAAGAGGAGCTGTCTGATCGAATGTCCCATCTTCAGGGATTCTCCGAAGTACAGAGAACAACCAGTCATGTAATGGACGCAGCATTGACTGTGTTAGGGGATCCACCATTGCAACAACTCGTACTTTCCCGGCTGCTTCCTCTAAAAAGCCTAACTTCCCAACACCCTCAGTTCTCTCTGAAGGCTGTAAGTTAGTCCCCCATGGGATTATCTGGCCAAAAGGAACTGTGAAGGCTGTTTTAAATAACGTTTTGATGGGTTTAAGATCAAAAGTTACCGCCCATTCCTTAAGGTACGGTGTCATTGCTGAATCCAGCAAGTGAGACAACGTAAACCATAGGGTCCCTACCGAGGAAGCAAGAAGAGGATTCTTCTTGTCTCCCCACAGTTTATCTAATCGGTCTCGTATTATGATCTCGGGTGGACGGAGTCCACGCCAAAGACCAATTACGAAACCCTGACCGTCATCGCAAGATTCCATTCTTGCTTTGATCTTATCTGTGACTTTCAGCCACAGAGGGTCTCGGAAGCTCTTCGCGACGCTTCCGCTAGATAAAGGGCCACTCGTAGTAATCGGAAGGATCCGATGAATACGAAGGGTAGGGTTGGTGCTTTTCTCATCTTTGTACCCAAGAACCTCACGCACTATACCGACGTTTGGGTTCTCAGTAACTAGGGAGTTACTAATTCTTCTTGCTAACAGCAGGAAGAACTGAGGCACAAATTTAAGGTGGATCATTAGATCTGCTTGCTTATACAAGCATAAAGCAGTAATCGTATGTAGTTTCACTTTCCCAGGTATTTCTACCACTCGGTATAAGCCGAATATGGAAAGATACATACGAAGAACCACTGCATTACCCTTACGGATAGATGCTCTATGGGCCTTATTTATGATTCGAGGAAGTCCAGCAGAGGTACGCGAGACGCGACACCCAAGGGATGTCGTATCTTTTACAAGATACCCCCCTGCTGCTTGTTGGGTTAGGATAGAAAGTACTTTACAGTACTTAACCAATCCGGTCAGCCCTTGAGACTTAGCTATTCTCAAGAGGTTACGACTTATGGTGTAAATACAGGTTACCCACATAGGAGAGAGACGACCAACTGCCAGGAACAGTACCCGAAGGTACATGCTCCGAAGCACTCGAACGCTTTTTACAGCGTTCTGCCAATTAAAATCTTTGCCCGGGGTTATTAACCCCCAAGCAAAGTGGTTTTGTTTTAACATTTGTTGAAACATGCCAGGTTTATATTGTTGTCAAACAGTATAAGAGCCATTTTAACCTTCGGTTTCCCTTTTGGGGGCCGCAGGCAGCTCCAGTCGGAGCTCGGAGTTGGTCACTCCTTGGGTTTAACCTTCCATATAGGACAGGCTCAACGACCCCGCAGGTTTCCCTGCTTTTTTACATAAGTGGTAGTTCTGCCACTTATAACGTTGAGTTCCCCATCTTACAAGTCGGGTCACCCTAACTCAGGTGGGATCCGATACTCTCGCACAGATATTACTATCTGCGGGCCTGGTCTGGTTTGAAATTACCAATTGGCCACCCGTAATTTAATACGAGCGAACTACCATAGGGTAGCTCCCTATGCAATATTTCTATCATCATAGGCGACCGTACTCCGTCAGGAAGCCCATTATTCAATGGCGCCCTTTCGGACTACCATTAACCTATACTATCCAATGGCGGGTAGCCATCAGAATTCGGTATTGACCCAGTCATTACTGATCTGGGGCTTATCCCAAACCTCGTATAGTTACGAGAGTAGCCACCACAAGTTAGCTGTAACAGTAGTTGGAAGCTGTTTCAACAGAGAATCCACACAATTCCAAAAGGCACTGTGCAAACTTAGTATCTAAACTATCTCTGTCTCTGAGCCTGTAGTCCCCTGACTGCTGGCAAGGAACAGATTCGACCCGTCGCCGGGCC